TCCCATCTTCTTGTAGTACCGCTCCAGCGACTTCCTCACCGCGTCCTTGTCGTCAATGTCCGATCCATCCAGCCGCGCCGCCGCTGCATATATGGCGCGCGGGACAGCTCTCAGCTTCCCGTCGATGATGTCACCGATGGGGAACTTGTACGCCGTGAGGTTGTCTGTATTCTCTGGATCGTACCACAGAAATGCCCGGCGATACTTTGCCATGTCTCCATCCGCCCAGTCCTTCACCCGCGCTCGTGCCTTGTCTGCATCCCATTCCGTGTCCTTGCTGGCCAAAGGGAGATCCGCGAACGGTGTCGCCTTGCGCTCTTCGATCTGCTCTACCAGTGTGCGGAGGTCGGCAAGCGCGTTCAGGAGCTCCAGGTTGGCCGACTCCTGCATTGCCACCTGAACCCTACGCAGCCCCGCCGCCGTCGCCCTCACGTCCGTCACTAGTGCCTCTTCGTTGGCTGCAAAGTTACGCGTAATGAGAGAGTTCTCCCACAGACGCACCTCTTTGAAGTGAGGTACACCGTCTACCGGTGTCGCGGTAATCACGTCGAACCCGATAGACATCCTGTCGATGTATCCCTCTCTGAGTCCGCTATAGACAAGCTGCCCATCCGCCGTGCTAAGGTCAATCTTCCCATCGACGAGGAGCCCGTGACCGTCTTCCTGCACCGTGGTCATCCCCACCGGCCGCGTAGGATCGTGAAAGAAGAGTGCAGGGAACCGGCCCTTGTTGTCCTTGATCGTCTTCTTGAACGCGCCCTTGTCGACTACCGTCCCGTAAGAGTCCACATTCCCAAACACCGAAGCGTACCCGGTGAACGTCCCCGCCTCGTGCAGCTCCCTCACTTCCATGCTATATGCTCTAAAGTCCATCATCTCACCTCGTTTGGAACGCTTCCGCACATCGGCAATTCGCCGAATCCTCCGGCCCGCCGTCACCGGGGAACATCGCGCCACTCGGATACGGAGAGTCAAACGGGATCCATCCGGCCGCTTCGTTCATCACGTGGAGATCGCGCACTCTTTCGTCACCCGACGTTATCCACTGCTTCTGTCGCACGATCCCCGATTGCCGCGCTGATTCATGTATCCCGTAGGACGCCGCCGTGTGCACCTCTGTCCGCGCTATGGTCGCCGATCGCCCTTTCGCGTTTGCCGACATCGCAAGGCCGACCACCTTCGCAATCTTGGGGATCGCTAGCCCGTCCTCTAGCCCTTCAAGCACCGCCGCCCGGATCGCTTTCTTGGTCGTCTCCTGGATCCCTTGCACATGCTCCGCCGTCTTTTCCGTCACCCATCGCTCTATCTCTCCATTCCAGGGATCGAAATCCCGTGTGGACTGCGGGGAGCCTGACCGAAGCTCCGCCGCTTGCTGCTCCCCGAAGTCCTCTATAACCGCCCGCATGACGGCTGTGATCAGCTTTATCCACTCGCTTTCTTGCCCGTCAATGACAACGTCCGTATCCAGCGCTCCGCCCTCGATCGCCTTGACGACTGCCTCACGCTCCGCCGCGAACCGATCCAGTATCTTGTTCTCAACCCCGCGCTCCCATCCCTGCTTGCGCTGATCGATCGCTCTCCAGTGATCGTGTAGCTGAGAGTCGCTTGGATTGACCGCCCTCACTGCACGCTCGGAGCTAGACACGGTGGGGAGTAGCGTCGCGGGGATATATCCCACATCGCCGCCCGGCACTTCACCCATGCCAAGATCGAGCTCCTCGTTGAGCACATTCCACGGGACACCCATCGCCCAATACGTCTTGGCCATCTCCGCCGCCTCTGTACGCGCAGCCACAGCCGCTGGTGTATCTGATAGATCGTAGTCAAGGTATAGGCCGCCCTTACGCGCAGGGTATGACGTGCCATATATAGCCAGCCCGTGATTGAGCACCGATCGCATTTCCCGTAGACGTGACTCAACCGGTCCCTCCCACTTTGCCCGAATCGCCCACTTCTTGTTCTCGTACGTCGCGTCGCCGATCCCAACCGCTTCCGGCTGCACGTGGAAGACCTCGCAAATCGCCCGCTCGTAGAGAGTGAACGACTTCGTAAAGTCCAGCTCGGCTGGCGTTAGGCCCAGCTCAGAGACATCCATTGGCTCAGACAGGACTAAGAGACCGTGTGCGTGTTTCGGTCCGCTGACCTGCTTCTTGATTAAGCTCAAAAGCGTCGCGTGCTGCGTAGCGGCCAGAGTATTCTTGGGTGATATCAACATGTCTTTCTTCGCCCGGTTGCCAAGCGATTCCTTGTTCCACTGCACGAGGGAATTTGAGGTGTCCACAATCCGCGCCGCTGCTTGTAGTGGAGGCATGCCCAACAGGTCTGATCCCGGATCGAAGAACGAGAAGTGCATGACCTCTTCTGGCTTGTACGTCGTCGATTTCCCCTCACCAGTCGAGTACTTGTACTCCTTCAGGTGTCCATCCTTATCCGGAACGATCTTCACTCGATCAGGTCGCAAGATCCACAAGCGGACGCCACCGCCTACCGGTTGATGTAGTATGTACGCATTGCCGGCCAGCGACTTATAGATATCCGTTGCCTCGATCAGCCTATTCCACGGCATCGTACTGTTAGGACTGCGCAGCATATCCACCAGCGGCCCACTGTCGACGACCTCTCCATCTTTCTTCACCACCCACGGGACGGAACTCACACAGTCGGCAAGGTCACTCGCAATTGCATATACGGTGTGATGCTTCTTGTAGCCTTCCTTGATCGCCGCGTTTACGGACCACTCAGACCACAGCGGTTGATCAGCGTCCCACGCAGTCCCGACAGCCGGGGCCGCGCGTGACGCCGCCCACCTCACCACTGCATTGGCTACCGCTGCACCGATTCGCATATATCACCCCAAACAAAAAGCGCCTCTCATTTCTGAGAGACGCTTGGAATCCGCATGGTCCGCTATCTATCTCTACTCTATCACCATATGCCCGCTATGTCAAGAGCGCCATGTGTTTTGTGGGCTCCTCATAGCCCACTCGCGCACCACCGCTCGATAAAAGACCGCATTATCCCTCACGTACTCCTGCACCTCAGCGACAAGCTCTTCGCTTGCCTCTGTCTGCCGTCGCAACAGCTCCTCGACCACCTTGGAATCTTCCCTGCTTTGCCGGGTCACCCGACTCAATACCCATATGTAGCACAGCGCTGTGACTGTCATTCCCGCGCCTGCGCCCAAGATTATCCCGTATATCATGACTCCTCCCTCCTCTCATCTTTTGTGGCGGCTGGCCAGGCGTTACTCTGGCTCTGCGTTTCTTTCAGCCCGTCGCAGCTTGTTCGGTGTTGTCTAATCGCGGGCAACGATCGACATCCCTAAGATAGATGTGTCTACTTTCCACATCGCAGCCGCCACAATCACATTCCTCACATCTTCCTGCTTACGTTACCCCACGTGTCCGTAATATCCGACCTGTCTGGCCCAGTCGTGCGCCTTGTCACCTTCGCATACTTGCGAATCGCCCGCGCCAACTCCACGGAAAACATTGAGCGTATCGTCTTGTCGCCCATGTCTGGCCGCTTATTCGTCCTTGACCAGCCAGCGCAGAACTGGTTGATCACGTCTTCAAGCTTCTCTGGTGTCTTCATATATCGCCATCCAGGCTGTCCCTTACATCCTTCCTCAACACGTAAGCTGAACCGCCCTCCATACATTTCGCGCATAACACGTCTCCAGTATATGGCAAGGTCACTCGCACTGGCTTCCCACAATTACAGCATGGAAGTTCTGCTACTTCACATTTCTCTATTATAACTACTTCATTCATATCAACCACTCCCTCCTTGATCCTAGCTACTTTTTCAGAATGCCCTATTCTTGCGACAAAATGCCAATCGCACGTAAAGTGTTTTACCTATCAAGGCAGGCTGTTAAGACGACATATACTCTGTGCATTACACGGGCGCACAGTGCCCGATCCTTGGGGGGTTGGTCGTCCAGCCGCCTAGCAACCCCAGCTAACAGCCTGCCTTTACCATTCAATGAAGCCTACATCCGACGCCGCTGGTTTCACGATCAACTCAGTCAACCCATGCACCATCGCATCCATCCTGTCCGGTGACCATCGAAGCCCATCAACCCAGTTTGTCATCTGATATTCCAGCTCCGGCCACTTACCGACGATCTTCACCTCTCCCCGCTGCCAGCGCCCGACGATAGGCACCGCCCGCGCATACTTGTTCGACTTGGCAGATACCAGCTTCACATTCACATTCGGATCGACTGCCAAGATGTTTGACGATACCATTTCGCCGCCTTGATTTTTCTCAGCGAGGATCATCGTCGCTCCTTGCCGGTAGTACTCTGCAACCGCTAGCCGCCCCCACTCTTCCGGTGTGTACCGTCCCGATAGATCATTCAGCACATAGCCGATACTTCCCTTAGCTCCCACGGCGACGATCCCTGTCTCATCCGATCCCTCTTTCGAAGAGATAGCTGGATCAATCGCCACGATCTTTAGCAACCCATCCGGTTCATGCTGCACTCGTCCCGCCTCGATTGTCTCCAGCGTCCACAAAGCACCCGGAACTGAGTCGATGTCCTCAGCCATGATCTCTTGACGATACGCTCTCTCATCCATATCCTGCGCGATCTCTTCCAGTGCCAGCTTGTCGAGGTACGGATTGTCGTGTGAAGTGAAGTGGAACGCCACCCAGCGGCCTGACGTGTCCGCCTTCGCCTTCTTGTACAGCTTGGCGGCATGCAGCGGATCACGTGCTTTTGAGACGCTCCTGGAGAGGGCTGACGGCGGCGTATATATGAACACCGCGTCACCGTTGTTGTCCAACAGCATCGGTGCTCCTACCAGTCGCCACGCGTCCTCATCCATCAACTGAAACTCATCGAGGATCAGCAGGTCTGCGTAGTCACCGCGTAGTGTGTCAGCGTTCCATGCCGTCTTTGCCCGTATACGCTGCTCTGTGCCCACTCTCTCGATAATGTGCGTTGTTTCGTTCTTGTAGAATGCCACGGTGCGGATCAGCTCATCCAGCGCGTTCTTGACCTCGAACCAGAACCGCTCTACTTGTTCTTGCGTCGGCGTGGCGTACAGAACTCGACGACCGTCAAGGAAGGTCTGCACCGCAAGGATCGCTATCCCTGTCGTCTTCCCAGACCTGCGCCCAGCACGTATCACCTTGCGTGGTGCCGGCGACTGGATGAATTCTAGTTGCCTAGCGTGCGGAGTTCTCAGGCGTACCTTTACCGTCGCCGTTGACATATTCCACCTCTACCTTGATCGCATCGACGATCTCTACCTCTTGCTTGTCTCGCCACTTCTCCGGCGCAACGTTCTTCAAGTAGAATTGTATAGCTCTGACGTCCGGATGCTTCACCTTCTCCTCTCCGCCTTCTCGATACGTGTAGCCCTTGCAGAGACGATACAGCGCATCTTCTACATCCTTGATAGGCTCCGCCTTGCCCTCTCTTACGGCCTGCGAGAACTCAGGGTGCGACTCCTTCCAGTCGTAGAACGTACGAACACCGATCTCTAGCACGCCCGCCATGTCTTCATCCGTCATTCCCGCAGCGGCAAGTTTCCGCACAATTCCAGGATGAATCTCAGGGTCGTATTTTGTCGGTCGTCCTACCTTAGCCATCACTCATCACCGGCTCCAATCCTAACGCAGAAAGCCTCTCTAATACCACCGCTACATACTTAGGCTCGATCTCCATCCCGTAGCAGATGCGGCCCTCTTGTTCGGCTGCAATAACGGTGGTGCCTGAGCCAAGGAACGGATCTAAAACTACATCGCCTGCGTCGCTAAATCTCTCGATAAACCATCCCGCTAATTGAATAGGCTTCTGTGTTGGGTGCATCCGTTCAGTATGATCAACAGACGTAAACCCGCGATGGAATAAGCGAACTATCATCCGTTTATGTCGCTGCTTCGACCAGCACAATTCAAAAGTCGAGCCAATCATCTTTTCCGCTCCTTTCGAGACAACGCCTTCTTTTGTTACACATTTATCCCAAACAAACCATCCCCCGCGTGGAAGTAATTTTGCATAAGAATCCGCACCCCATAAGAATATCTCCCTTACACTCTTAAACCGTTGCAATAGAAAAGTGGGGTTAAACTCCAGATCATCTCTAATAACCTTAGAATAGCTTCTCCCTTTAATATGCCCTCTACCTATTGCCTTCTTGCTCCCAAGGATTGAATGATAATCGGTATCCAAATTTATCCCATAAGGAGGATCGGCAAAAAGCATGTCTGGTTTCTTCTGCACTAACAACCCCACATCCCCCGCGTCCGTTGAATCCCCACACATCACCCGATGCGTGCCTGCATTGCCCGGTATCTCCCAGATCTGCCCGCGCTCAACCTTCCACTTCTCGTTCAGCTCTTCGGCACGGTCGACCAGTTCCCCAACGTCGCCTTCATCAATAGGCTTAACTGGCTCATCGAACCCCATCACATCAAACTCGATCTCGCCCAGCAACTCCGTCTGTAGTTCATCCAACACAACCTCATCCCATCCCGCTAGCGTCCCGATCTGGTTGTCGGCCAACGCCAGCGCCTTCCTGCGAGGATCATCCGTCTTCAAATCCACCCGTCGCACGACGATCAGCTCGTCGCCCTTAGTCTCGATCTCCTTGATGGGGATACCGAGCGCCTGCGCCTGCTCATATACAGCGTTTCCACCTATAACGACACCGTCGGCGTCCACCACGATCGACCGCCCCGCGCCAAGCTCCGCAAGCGACTTCTTCACCGCGCTCTTGTTGCGCTCATCGTGTATACGCGCGTTGCGTGGGTCCAGCTTGATCTTCTTACTCATCACGCCCCCTCATCCTCTCCACAACATCGCTTGGCAGATCGTAACGCACCGCCGTGATCGATCCTTGATGTAAGCTGATCCGCACCCCGCCGCTTGTCCGCCCCCTCATCTGTCGCGCGATCCTCGGTAACTCGCGCCTGTTAGCATCTGTCATCATCGCCGCCGCGATCAGGTCACCCACGTCGTCTACGGGCAGCTTACTCAATTCCGCTATCGTCGCAAACGCCTCTGCTAGTGTCACGCTTTCACGTCCCTATATTCAGGTCAAGGCGCAGCGTATCCTCGCAATCTAGATAGAGAGGCCCCTCTAAACCAACAGGCAACATAAGCACGCACTCGCCCCCCTCTGGTTGATTCCAGACTCCCAGCGCATATATAGGCGGCCAACCCTTCTCATCTTCACACCTGAACTCTATATGTCGCGCTAACTTACTGCCCTCTATTCGCACCTGAACACGCGAATAGCTTCTACAACGCATACCCCCAAGCTCCTGCGCCCAACAACTGCTCAGCAATGACTCCCCATCTGGCACACTTCTACGTACAGCATCCGAGAAATCCCTCCCCTTGAAGCGCTTATCTCCCTTCGTTGCTAGATTCGAGACATCAAGCGTTATCAACCCCGCCCAGGCGGTGTCTGCAATTCCAAGTTTATCAAGCATCATCATCTGTATCTCTTCTCGCAAGTTGTGATATGCCCACTGTTCTCTCATCCTTGCGTCAGGATACCCATATGCTGCATACAGCGCCCCTGAAAAGTCTATCGTGTTCATATTTATCCTCTCTTTTGCCTAGATTCCCGATATCGCGCCATCTCCATAGCTTTTAGCTTGCCCTGAAAAATTACATACATAATCTCCGATATCCTATACATCATCCAAAACAACCGCGACACCTTGAAAACTTCACCAGGAAAGGTCATAGAATCATCATCAAAAATATCCAAAGAATACACAGGATACATCTCATCTATACTCAAGCACACTTTCATCATTACCCCCTTACGTCTTCCATCGCTAACACATAAGCAAGCGTAATCGCCCGCGCCATTCTGCCCGGCTTCTCAGTCACCTGATACTTCTCCACCTTCTCCACCTTGCCCGACTTCCATGCTTTCTTCCACCGCGCCCGCCACGGAAGGTGAAGAAAGAGCGTCGCTTGAGCGCAATCTTTCCTATCGTCTACTACGCCAAGCACCCACACCCCACCGTAGAGCTGACTCCGTTTGTCGTATACAGCATCGAAGAGCTCCCACGCCGCCGCGATGTTATTAGCAAAATCGGGGGTGCCTGTCATTACTGCCTCGTTCCGCACCCATTGCTCTACTTGCATCATTCCCTCATATTCAACGTTATCAACAATGTAAGTATCACGTACAGCAGCAGATAACAACGTCCATCCTCTTATCTGCATCACCTTAGTATTCAATGCTTCATCTGATAGCGCTAGAATCTCATCGCGTGTCATGATCACCTCTAGTATAGCACTCTTCGCCGTTCAAGACTACCATCCCTCACCCAGCTTATCCATCACGTCGTTCCACCTCATCAAAATCAGCGTCTCTCTGCGATCTTGCCGCACAACAACCGCGTCCGCGCCGTCGGGAATCTGGAGATACTTCGGCAACGTCGCGCGCCGCTTCGCCTGTATACGCAGCCCATTCACCACCACGTCTACCGCCTCGCTCTCGCCCAGCGCCCGCCCGTTGCTTGCATACGCACGTTCGGCGATCAATCCCCGCGCAGTGGCCGCGGCTACGATTTCCCGCTCGAACTGGTTCCCTTTCCGCTTACTCGGATGAGTCACCGTCGCCTCCTATGCGTATGCCATGCGCGCTCACCACACCCTTGTTCGACTGCACCCGGCTCCATTTGCCAACCCGCGCGCCCACTTGGGGATCATCGAAGTATTCATCATCTGTCTTCCTCACGATCTTGACGTCACCGCGCTTCACCAGCTCAATCAACTTCTCCTCGGATGGGAACGTCACCCACCACCACCGCTGCGCTTTCGTCGCCCCTCGATCTTTCAGCATCCGACGAAACTCGCTCGCTGTCGTCACCGGCGGCCATTCAAGCCCCAGATCCTCGCCCGCTTGGTACAACTTAGCCAGCCTCACCGCGCGGCTCACGTCCCATCCCTGACTTGCTGCGTAATCCCGAAACGATTTTGCCTCTGGGTCAAGGTATTGCCATGCGTCATCTTTCCACAGCTCGTGCAGCGCCTCGGCTATCTGGCCGTCCACTTGATGGATTCCCTGTATAGTCGCCTCGATCGGCTGTAGTTGCTCGGCCTTCGCCCTCCGGTGGAACCAGAGCCGCTTGTGGTCGATCTTACGGCCCTCTACATCTGTGACCTCGAACTCTCCGCCGCCCCACCGGGCGATATTCAGCGCGCCGTCGTGCACCTTTCTGTGACACTCAACACACAACGTAATCATATTTTCTGGCACGTCTTTCTCTTCACTACCTCCCATACCAAGATGGATGACATGATGCACATGCAGCGACCCGCGTTCAGTTAAGTCACGCCCATCGAATCCGCACACTTGGCATCGAAATCCATCACGCTCTAGCACTGCTTGCCGCACGGATTCACTTCTGCTCATCATTCACCGCCCTCTGATACTCACGATCAAGGCCTAGCCATATATGACCAGGAACGCCCGTCGCCTCTTTCAGGTGCAGCGCCGTCTCCTGCGTAATGCCCACATCACCCGCCAAGATAGCCTCTAGGTGATTCGGATATATTCCCGCTCGCCGCATATCGTTAGCGGTGAGATTCCGCGCCTCCATCACCTCTTTCAGGTACTCGCCCGGAGGGATCGCCATATCTGACGACGGCTCGAACTTGAACGGCCCCGCTAGCCTCTCCGGCACGATCCTGTATTCAAACTCGCCCGATGGATCATCGACCTTGTACCCCGGCTTGCAAAGGTCGATCCCCGCCGCCTCGCACACCATGAGATCGTCAAGATCACATCCGCACTCTCCAATCTCGGAGTAGAGGCCGTCGTAGCCATTTGCAATGAGCCAGTCTTTCACGATGTCTTTGACTGTTACGTCTGGTTTATTCATCATCGCTAACCACCACCAGCGACGTAACTTCAATGCTTATCTGTCTTGCCTGCTCTCTTATCATTGATAATGATTCTTCAGCATGATTAATGGCACTTTCTATGTTTCCTATACGCCACAGGAGATCATCGATATTTTTGTTAGTCATGGCTTCACCTTCTCTGTAATCAACGGACTTCCGAAATAACTACGGTGCGGATCGTTTGTTGTAATGATCGCTGATATTTCTTTATAGCCGAACCGCTTCAGTTTTTGTAGATAATCATAAGCGGCTTCCTCTGCTTTATCTGGTGAACCTATAAATAAGACACAGAAGCTACCCGCGCCGTTAGCACCAACGGTTTGCCCGCCAACCTTATCATTTCCCGTTGTGCTGTAGCTTAGAACACAACCTATCTTGTCTAGAATATCTGCGCGCTCTTTCATAGCTTCACCTTCTCCCACAACTCCGGTTGATGCTTTTCGAGCAAATCGAGCATCGCCTGTGCCAGCTCGCGGTGTTCCGGTTGAGCGTGCTTGTTGAGGCGGAGTTTGAAGTAGTTCTCCCACGCCGGTGCATCGCCTTGCATCCAAAATTCGGTGTAAAGGCCTACCGGCAACACAGCACGAGCGATTTCTGGTCTCTTGCCGTCCAAGATCAATGCACGATAGATCTTGTATGCGTGATTGTACAAATCTGTATACAGTATGCGGAGGTCGATGTCGGGAGACCAGGATTCGAGTGCTACTTGGTCATCGGCTGTGTAACGCCTGCTCAGCTCCTGATAGCTGAACTGCCTGTGCCGCATCACCTGGCGGGCAACAAAGATCGGGACCTTGATCTTAAAGGTGGCGACCACCTCTCTCTGCCATTCCGCCATAGTTTCCGGCTTTACGCTGTCATTCTCACACCATTCTTCATCTGTTTGTAACTTCGCGTTATTTCTCAACGACACAGATATGTCGTGATAGTAACAAGATCGTATAAACTCGAACGCGCTTGACGGCAACCCGCCGCTCTCTGTTCGCAGCCGCTCAACGAGCTTCTTTGCATCCTGCGGCGGCTTTCCGTAGCATATGCTAGCTACAGTCGCCACCGCTTCGATCCGCGACTCCTCGTTCTCGTTCGCTCGCGCAAAATCCCAGAGCTCAACTTTACCGATCCCGTCGCCGTATAGATCCCGCTGGTCAACCTTCTCAATGTATTCCATCTTACCTCCTCCCTACTTCATCGCTGCGCGTTTCCCCATAGACCCAGAAGCGACACCGCCACCGTGCACGATCCAATGACCGCGCCCCACATTCCGCCCTCGATTGCCACCACTAGACTAGCCCCGAAGGTCACCGCCCACGCGCCGATCCAACGCCCTTTCGACGTGTGGCGCCCTGCCCAACAGTCAATCTCCTTCACAATTCACCCCTCGATGCAGAACTTGACAGGTTCCACAGCCTTCTGGTTATCGACCTCATCAAACCGTGAGTCCGCATCCCTCCCTTCCTGTTTTCCGTGGTCACTCCAATTATGCATCTTGTCCTCCTACACAGGCACAGAGAAGTCGATGATGATGAATCCATCCCGATCCTTGCGCGCATGGTATCTCTTGCCGCCCTCCGCGCCCGCCTTTCGTAGCGCCCGCTGGCAGCGAATCATCGCGGTTGCTCTGTCGGGACGGTTCCTCGTCACCTTGTGTGCTCCGGCGTCATCCCTGTATAGCTGGTAAGCAACTATCCCCGCATTGCCGTTCATATATACGTCGGCCGACTGATACTGCTCCAGCTTCCACGCCCTCACTGTTTCCGCGCCAAAGACTAATAACGATCTCGTCTTGGATACCGACACCACCCCGCGCGGCAACTTTCTCTCTTCAACCTTCTTCCACATCGCTTTTCCCCTCCTTCATCTTGGCAACGTCACCCCTTTCTGATACTGATACAGCCCGCCGTACATCCGTTCTGGCTCATCACCGGCGAAGAACAGCACCTGCGCGATTCCCTTGCCAACGTGAAGCCGGATCGCCTTGCGTACGTTGAGGTTCGACAGCTCCATCGTCAACTTGCCGATCCAGCCAGGCTCCAGCGGCGTGATGTTGGTCAGCAATCCCAGCCGCGCCAGCGAAGACTTGCCGACGCAAATCCCGATCACGTCTTTCGGCATGCTGAACATTTCCATAGACTCAACGAGGATCGTCTCACCAGGCTCGATCAGCACCACCCCATCTGATGCCGGTAGCGGCTTACTCCACTCACACGCGTTGTCAATGAGTGGATCGAGAACGCCGTAACTGAGCGTCTGCCTCATATATGAATCGCCTAGCGAGATATCATACCCAAAGTACCCAAGCCCCGCCGACGGCTTTCCTACTTGCTTGGGGTTGAACGGGATGATCATCCCCTCCGGCCAGCTCTCGCATCGTTCTTTGATCTGTCGGTCATTCAATATCATGCGTCCCTCCTAAAACGGCGCCACGTCTTTCGCCTCTGATCGCTCCACCAACTCCAATATCTTCTCCGCCGATGTCGGTCGATCTGCGTACCTGTCCATCGCCTCACGAAACGATGAGAGACCTTCTTCCCGTAGCCATTCATCCATCGTTATCCCTGGTAGATCTTGCATCGCTTGATAGTGTCCGTTAAGTGCGCGCACCGCCGGATTTTCACGAAACTCTTTGCTCTCATAGTGGCGTTCAGGTGTTACCCCAATCGACTGTAGAGCATGCCACACCTCGCCCGGAACGACTTTTCCGCTGCGCGTTCGATGCGCAATAATCCACCGCGCTGCCAATTCCATGTTCTCGTTGCTGATATGCTCAAAGGTGTCAATCCACGTCTGCCGCGCCTCTGCCGGTATACCTGATCCATATACAGCTGAAAAGAGGTCGCTTATCATCGCTGTCCCCATTGCGTTCATACTACCCCCATGTCCCTTTCAATCAACGCCTTGTATTGAGCTTCACTGATAGGATCGTCGTTGTGTGTATATCTCACCCCACGCACAAACAAGCGTGGCTTGTACCGATCTTCCGGGCGAAATAGCGGATTAGGGTTACCGTTTGGCAGTATGGGGGAAATCCATACTTCCTCAATGTTTGCTATGTGCCACACACGGCTAGAATCTGACAGTATTACGCTTGTAACCACTTCACGACTCATACTTCCTCACCTGCCAATATCCGTCTATCGTACTCGCGTATACGCGCCTGCTCGTCTTGCAACGTCAACTTACCCGCCTTCCAGAGAGGTAACTTCATCTTCACCGTCCGTAGCGTCCAGTTCAGAGTCCACTCTTCCTCGCTGTCTTCCAGTGCCCGCATCAATCCGATTGCGTCCGCCGGTTTGTGGCCAGCCATGAAGATCGTCTTCAGTGTCTGTTGCAGTGGTGAGAATTCAGGCCCGCTGAGGGTTATGCCTCGTATCTCCTGATAGGCATCGAGGGCTTCCTTGTACCACTCTTGTGAAAACTTGACCTGTTTCCGTGGTGCGGTCGGCTTGTCCGACCTAGTCTTTTTAGACTCTTCTCTAAGACTAGGAGCTGTAACACTCTCTTCACTTTCTCCGGGGATAGGGGTATCACTTTCTCCGGGGATAGGTGTGCCCGTAGGAAGTGATAGGGGATAAATCCGACGTTCCTTGATCTCTTTCTTTTCATCCCGGATTAAGATCACTTTCAGATATCCGTGCGAAGCCAACGCGGATACGTTGTTTGAGATAGTGCTCTTGCTTAGGCCGATTTGCTCACCGATCCACTTGTTCGATGCATAGCAGTAGCCTTCTTTTGTGGACAATCCCTGTATACGCCCCCAAATGATCTTCTGAGTTAGGGTGAGATCCTTTTGACACATAATTGAAGCTGGGATATATACAGCGCCTATCTGTTGCTGCCTTGAGTCACTCATGTTACCACACTCCTATTCGGTGAAGTAGTGCGGGTGGAGATCAACCCCGAATAACGGGATGATCCTTCAGGCGAAGGCTCCCGGCCAACCTCCACCCGTACAGATTATTATACTACTTTCGCTGTCTTGAATCTAGTCACTGCGTTGCCTCGTAAGCTTGCATCCAGTCAAGCACCGCCTCGCTGAATCCGTCAATATGGGTCCACTTTCCATAGCCGATACCATTCTCATAGGATGCGACGTTGATCAGATAATTTTCACGCCCAAACGGTTCGGCTTTGAGGGGGCTGTCACTCCCTCGATTATCTGCACAGTCCTGCTCATCCGTGATAACGACGATACGATCGGCAGTCTTCTCCTTCTCCTTAACCCACCGCAGGACAGGCGTGAGGAAGATCCCCCCGCCCCCAAGCGGTCGACACATGCTGTAGATCTTGTCCGAAAGGGCAAACCCCCGACGGGCCGGGACCTCCGCGGTCTGGTGTATCCTCGTCATGTCGTTCCCCGCCGTCGCATAGATCCTCACGTCCTCGCATAATTCACGCATAAGAACTGCTAGAGAACATGCCACATGTGCCCGATCCAGTTCGCTGTACTTAGAGAGTCGCCCACCGTACATTGACCCAGAAACATCAACGATTAAGATGGTCTTCCCTGGAAGCTTCGGTCTATCTGCTGTCGCCCGGAAGAGCCCCTTTTCAATGGTCGCTTCCAACGATGGAGCTTTCGCTGCAGCTACCAGGAAGCGGAACGGGAGAACGCGAGAAAAGTTCGCCGTCTCTGCATATTCATCAATCAAAGACCGATCAACCCCAGCTTCTGATATGTTTCGCAGATTGCGCAGGAAAGCCAGCCCTCCCAGCTTACCCTCACTCATCAACCGCTCAAAGGTTTCCTTCTTACTCTCACCGCCTGAAAGTGCCGTCTCCCACGTGTCGGGTGTCTTCATCTTGCCGTCAATGAGACGCTTCCACAATGCAGCCTGCTCATCGTCCTTCGGCGTGGGATGGGTAAGGAAGAGCACGTCTCGCAGTTTGACTTGCCCCGGCCTATCATACTTAGCGAGCGCGTACTCATCGAACTTCTGAAACGCTCTGGCAAGGCCCTTCTTGACCTGCGCAGACAACGGCTGTCGCCCGTCCTTCCAGTATAGCGCAACAAACTCTGTGAGCTCATCAGCTCGTTGGATAACCGCTTCAAGCGTATCAGCTACTAGTCCTTTGTGTGAATCGAGACGCGCCATTTCACGTATGATCCAAAGAGGAGCGTGGCGTAAATGGTACTTGCTACGGGCCTCTACCGCGATTGACGCTACCTTCTCCGCCTTTACTTGCGGGATAGTAGCGGCTATCCTCTCCGCGATTGACGCGCCGTCTTCATAAAATTCGGACTCCCACAATAGACAGCTCAACACCGACCGTCTCAACTGGAGCTCTGGGTTGACCTTCACTGCTGGAGCACCCTCATGCGTAAACACTTTGTCCCGCTTCGTGTTTGTCTTCGCCATAACGCTGACCTCCTACTTGTTAGGTTTGGTAATCTAGGGAATAAACGATGACGGTGTAGTTTCTCCGATAGAAGTAACCGTAATCTTCACCACTAAACTACCTCTGGTAGGGGGAGCTGGACTCGAACCAGCAACCTCTCGCTCCTCATGCGAAGTAACCGCAGTCTTCACCATCTTTCGAGGCACAGGCGATAACGGTATATAAGCGCTCTGCCAATTGAGCTATCCCCCTATAGAACGCGGAGAACAATCACTGATGGTGGTCAGCCGATTTCTGAGATCGAAGTATCCATCAGCTTCACTACCGCGTTGCACGTTTCGTTGTTGAGTATCGGCTGCCATACTATAAATATACGTTTTTTAACGCTTGATGTCAACCCCTCTGCGACGGAACCGCTGCGATCGCGATGATCGCGAACAGCCCACCGATAACGCCCAGGATGAACCAGCCCAGCCCGCTACGATGCTTCTGTGTGGCGATGTACGCGCACACAATGCCCGACAACAACCATACCGCTACGATGAATTCCATGTGTTACCTCCTCGTTTACTCCCACCATCCCAGCCCTGTAATCGCCAGGAACGTCCGCGCCTCCCTTGTCGCCGTCTGCCAACGAGGGAACCAGTCGGCCAGCCATTCACCGGCTAGCCAGATCGGGACCATCGCCGTCTCAGATAGCCACTCAATCCACCTCATCGCCCACCTCCTTTAAACCATCGCGCAGTATCTTATAATCCGTCCCCACACAATCAGTTGCAGCAAAGCCGTACCGTTCACAACCATCCCACGGATCTCGCAATAGTGCGTCCGGCTCCCATTTCCATCCTTCTGGTACATGCTCATCTATCGTATTGCCCGTAGTCCCTTCGAAGTCCGCTGGATCTGGATCGTGTCGGCCCCACTTGATACCAACCCCGATGAGGCTGTTGTAGATAACCGTCCCAACTCGGCCATCGGGCAATTCAACTTGCGTTCCAATCTTCATCACACACCTCCATATATGCCAGCCCCCGATTACCGGAGTCGAACCGGCTGCGCTGCGTAGCCGCACAAGGAGGAAGGAAGACGGCTCCGCTGGCAGGGTCGTGGCCCGCCTGCGCGCCTGTGCTCGGAGGCTGGCTGGTAATCATTGACTCCGCCGCAAATCTGCAAGTGCCCGCGTGAGATCCATACTAGCCCTTCTTACCGCAGCGGATTCTTTACAATAACCCTCTGACATCACGCTCTGACTTGTCTTTGCTTTAGCTTGATAGACTTTAGCCTTCACCAAGAATCGCCTTGCTTCTTTCGCCGCTATTTCTACTCTTCTCGCAAGTGATGTCATCACTCCTCCTTTTCAGCATACACAACAGTTTCCACTGCTGCCGCGTTAACTCTCATTCGTATCTCTCCCTTTTCCCACACAGCAAACCAAGGCACATAGGCTTCTTGGCCGACCTCACCGTACACCTCTATTTTGTCTACTCCGCCCTTGCCTACGACCCAGCTAGGATTGCCTTCATTTGGCAGCCAAAGCGCTTCAATTACTCTGGGGTCATGCAATATACTCTTATCCATCACTCCTCCTTCATCCTCTCGTTGACTAGCATCCCTATCCCGTCGACAAGTTGCTCGATCGCGCTGGCGATCATTTGCCGGCCCGTCATCGGCTCAGGGGCCGTTTCATTACCCTCATCCACCTCATCCGTAGATTTATCCCCGTCGAAAATAGCGCCCATCTCAGGAGATATGCCCTTTCGCAGTGCGTAAT